ATATTATTAGCAGCTACCCCTTGAGCATATTTATCACTTAAAGTTTGAAGAGCCTCCTCAGCAGCTTCGCCAGTAGGTTCTTTTAAGAAATTCCAAGATTGCTTATACCAAGGTAAACTAGCAGATACTTTACCAGAGGCATCCACATTAAATTTAGATTTCGGAGTAAATATTTTTCCTAATCTTTCTGACTTAATAGCATTTTTAGTTTTTGGTAAAAATATATCTGCTTTAAGAGTAGAATTAATACCTCCATTAATAGCACTATTAATCATAAAATTAGTAACACCTGCTTTAGCTGCAGCATATTCTAATTGTTCTAATGAATTATTATATTCTTCGCTATAAGAGTTCCAAGCTTCTTGATAAAGCTGATTTATAATATCCTGTTGTATTTCTTCATCAGTTCTTAAGGGATTAAATTTAGTCTATCTTCCAAATTCAGCACTTTGAATTTCAGTTGCTTTTCCATTTTCTGCTTTAGCTTTATCATACATAGCCTAATATTTTTCAGCCATAAGAGCTTCAAATCTAGCCTATACTACTTCAGCCTATTTAGATACAATATACTTCTTACCATCTTCCATAAAGTCAAGCTTTGTCTATAGACCTTCCATCATACCCTCTCCTGTGCCAACAATACCAGGAATAATAGTTCTATTAACAAAGTTCTCTGCTTTCTATATTTTGGTTAAAGTATTTCTAAGTTGCATTGCAGTTTGCCCTGTTCTCTGCATTTTATTAGCTATAGTAGCACCTTTATATAGTCTAAAGGCTTCTGATGTTAATTTAGTAGCTCCCCATCCTTCTAACATAGAAGCAAGTGTAAAACCATATTGACCTACAAGATTAGCCATAGTATTCTGGTTAAACATATCTTCCAATATACTAGTCTATCCCTAAGCTTGTTCATAAGATTGAGGAAGATTTAATTCAGATAATCCAATTTCTTGTGCTTTTTTCTGTCTATCTGTAAATAGAGTACCATACTACATTACATCATTAGCATATCTAGTAACACTATTATCTAATACAGCATCAATAAAATTAGTAAATCCACTTGCGCCTTCTATATCTTCATGTTTACCTGTTATCTCATTATAAGTTCCTACAGCAAGACCTCCAACTAAACTGATAGCACTAGCAGTAGCATCCATACCCATAGTTAAAAACCCATTCCATAATCTTTCAGCCTATCCTGTATTATCATTAACAATATCTTCTAATTTTGCCTAAAGAAACCTATTAGCATATTCCTCTCCTGCTGAATCTTTTTCTGCTAGATAATCTATTGCTAATTTTTTCCACTCATCATCTGTTAAAGGTAATTTATCAGTACCCTTATATTTACGATAATATGGAGATACATTACTAGCAATCTTTTTTATATTCTTAGTCTAGTCTCTACCAAATAGATAATCTTTATCAAACTTTACTCCATACTTTTCAGCAGCAGCATTTCTAGAAGCAATATATTCAGCAGACTAATCTAAATCATTCTTAGTCTATATTGAAGGATGAGGAGCTATAGCAGTAACATCTGACTGCTATACCATACTATCCTTATATTGTTGCTTCATTAAATCAGAGTCAAAAGTATAAGAACTTACTTTTTTGTTAATTTCATCATTCCAATACTTTTCTTTCTCTGCTACTTTCATAGTTTTCAAAGTAGCATAATCTTTATTACCTTTATACTTTTTCTCAAAGTTCCAGTTAACCCAAGCATTTTCTATCCATTTAGAATCTTTTCCTTTAAGCTAACCAGCATATTGTTTCTCCCAATCAGCTCTATCCTGAGCAGTTAATCCTCTTAAAGCCATATTATATTATTTATGAATTTTACTTATTTAACCTTCTCCATTTAATGTTATTGTTTCAGAACCCGTTACTTCATATCCTTGAGGAACTATTTTATAATCTTCATATCCCCAGACATCATTATCTCTATATATATCTACATCATCAAGTGTTAAACCATAGGTATTTAATACAGACATAATATAATTCATTCTAGTAGCTGGTATTTCTGTTTTATTTACTTTTGTAGCATTTTCTATATCAAAATCTTCTGCTTTAATTTTTTTACCTTTAGAATTAAAATAAACAGTTGGACTGGTTAATAATATTTTCTTTTTATCGTCAGTACTTAATTCTGTAGTTTTAGTATTAGTAGATGTAGTTGATTTTTTAGTAAGAATAACTTTACTATCATCTGTATTACCATCGTAAATTAAGCCTGTATTAGGGTCTAAGTAAGTACCATCAGAAGTAAGAACTCTCTTATCAGCAGATACTGGTTGAGATAATCTTAATCTTTCTTCATCTAATGCTATTCTTCTTCTTTCAGCTTCACTCATAAAATTCTAATTATTTACTAAATCTACAGTTTCTTTACCTATAGCAGCAGCCATACCCTAATTAATATAAGAATCTGCCCAAGTCCTATCATAAGCTTCACTGCCAGAAATCTAATTATGTATAGACTCTCTAATACCTTTTAATTCAGCAGGAGCATTAGGGTCTCCCATAGCTTCTGCTAATATCTATGAAGGAGTATAACCTCTCTAAACTCTTTCTTGCCAATACTGACCATTTAATACTTTACTATATACAGGGTCATTAGTAATAGCATCAACATACATAGATGCCATTGTAGCTGTATCTTTAGCAATCTATGCTCCACTTAAAGCAGTATAAGAAGCACCTGCATTATTTAACATACTATCTAAAGAAGCTGTTCTATAATCAGTACTAAATCTTAATGACTAATCTTTAAGTAAAGCATCTCTCTGTTCTTTAGATAATTCTTCTCTTCTAGCAGCAGCAATCTCAATAGGGTTAATCTCACTAGAATATCTTCTTTTCATATTAAGCAATGCCTATCTAGAACCTGTCTATAATCCCTTAGCTACTAGATTATCAGCCTATACTTTTAAATCATCAGCATAATTCTTTAATCTATTATAAGCTATTGGGTCAGTCTATTGATTAGCAAGAGCCATTAACTTGGAGGCATTATCATTAGCCTCCAAGTATGAATCTTCCATAGCCTACTGAGCTTCAGTTTGCTGTAACAATGGCTTAGTGATTTCATCATAAGTCATTGGTGTAAATGCACTTTTAATTATTACTGGCATATATTATCTCCTCCTATTTGTTTTAGTTAATAAACCTCCAAAAGCACCTTTATGAAAACTTACTCCATTTATACCTGCTCCATAACCTAATGCTCTATTACTATTAGCCATATTATAAGCTAAATTCTCTTGACCTATAGCACCTAAATTATTAAAGAGATTAGTAAGATTTTCTCCTTTAGCTAAATCCATAGCAGCATCAACCTACATTCTACTAGCAGCATTTTGTTGTTCTTGACCTAATCTTAATTTATTAAGGTCTAAATTAGCTAGCTCTGCTTGATTAAAACCTTGAGCATTAAACATATCAGTACCTCTGTTAAAATCTCCTACTTGATTTTGCCTAGCAAAATTCATTTGCTCTGCCTAAGCAAGAATATCAGCCATACCTTGTTGTCTTTGTCTATCAGCAAACATCATATTAGCTATAGCAATATTCTTATTACCACTACTAGCGTTCATAATAGCAGCATCTTGAGCAGCACCTTGTTGATTAATAGCATTTAAATATCTCTGTGTATCTACAGGATTATACTCTAAGTAATTACCAATAGGTGTACTAGTAGCTCTCTACATAGGAACAGCAGTACTGTAATCTTTAGGAGTTTCAGTTAAAGCTCCTATAGCTCCGATAAGACTACCTAATACTGGTGCATATCTAGGAGTTGTATCTAATACAGGAATTGGAGTATCTTCAGGTAATGGTGTAAGTTCTGGAGTATCAGGATTCATTGGGTCAAGTATATACTTATGAGTAATATACTTATTACCGTCTTTTAATTCAGTTACATCATTCTACCTTTGTGGGGTTCCCCACATTGCAGGAAGGTCATTAGGGTTTACATCTAAAAGATTACCCTATCTATCATAATATTGGGTTCTTTCAAACATATCATTACCTTTATTAAGCATATCATATAAATGATATACTCCACCTTTCTAGTCATACTTTAATTTATTAAATATATCTTCTGCACCTTCTTTTAATTTGATAGGTTTTCCTGCATTATCATATTCAAATAAATCTTCACTACCTCCTATAGCACTCTAACTACCATTAGTCCAATTCATTCTATCCAACATCTATAGATATTGTATAGCTTCATCTTTAGTTACATCTTTAAGAAAATTATATTGGTCTCCTTCTGGTAATGCTCCTTTAGTTGCTAAATTCCATAATCCTGTATTAAAGTTTCTATAATCATCGCTAGCTTCTATTTCAGCAACATTTTGACTACTATCTGGTTTATAATACCCAGGAGTATTACCTTTAATTAAACTCTACTTATAAGCAGACATTCTATCTAAGAATTTGCCAAAAGTAGATTTATCACTAGTGCCTCCTATTCTTGTATAATCTGAGTAGTCTGTTACAGGAGTTAAATAATTTAACTTGCTAGCTTTAGTAAAAGCATTTTGTAAATCTTGAAGTTTATATCCTTTAAAAGCTTCTCGTAATAACCTACTATCTTCTGTAGTACCAGTATTACCTATATTAGTATTATCTACTCCTAATGCAGTTAATAATGCTCTAAGTTGCTTATTATCAGTAAATTGATTTAAATATCTTTCTGCTAACTTAGCTTCATCTTCAGAAGTTAATTCAGCAGGCTTTTCAGTTTTAGTAGAACCACCTTTCTTAAATAAATGACCACCTAAAGCAAACATACCTTCTGGCATAGGTTGTCCTTGACTTTGTGCTAGCATTGCTTGTAATTGCATAAGTTCTTCAGGAGACATCTTAGCAATTTCTCTCTTCATTCTTTTAGCTTCAAGTTCTTGCTTAACCTATTCTTGAGCCTATCTTAAATCTCCCATAAAAGTTTCAAGACCATTTTGACTAATATAATCATTAGGTCTTTCTTCTGCTTCTTTTGATAACTTCTTAGCAGCATCAGCAAAAGTCATATTCTCTTTTAAATCTTTATACTTATCAAGTAACTCTTTAGGTAACTTTAAGTCTGGAGTATTATGTTTTTTATCTTTTCTTCTAGAATCAGAGAATACATAATCATTCCATACTACTTCTCCTTCTTCTACTAAATTAGGTTTACCGTCAGCAGCAATACCTTGAGGAACTCCACCATTAGGATTTACTTCATGAGTATTACCTTCATTTATTTCTCTATAATTTCCATTCATAGGAAACTCTAATCCTTGAGTAAATAATGGACCACCATTAGCCATCATTTGTAAAGCATATTGATTAAACATATTATTCTTAGTATCTCTTACAGCATTATCAAAGTTATGTTGATTTAGCTATTCAGCATATTGTCTAGTAGCATTAAATTCAGTAGCATATTGTTCAGCTTTTCTCTTTTGGTCTCTCATACCAAGAGCATTTAAGCCTATTCCTACAAAACCATTAGCTAAATTAAGAGCAGTACCTAACATATTACCATTATTAAGCATAACTCCTCCATTTGCAAATAAGTTACCTCCTAATGCTTTAGGTGTTATAAACTAATCTTTAATAACCTATTGACCTGTATTAGTTGTAGGGTCTAATACATTATATTCAATATCATCTTGTATATTATTTCCTATATCTCCCCATCCTTTATTAGTCGCTGTGTTAAATCCACTACCACCTTTAATATAAGTAGTACCCATTTTACCACTTAAACTACTAGTAGCTCCTTTAGCTGCATCATAAGCTCCCTATGCTGCACCAAACATAGAACCAAACATTTCCATCTAAGACGGATTATATAAATCTTTTCCACTTAAAGAAGGAGGTAATATAGTATTATTAGCTTGACTCATCAAATCTTCCATACTACCTCCATAATTAGCATTTGCATATTGCTATAATGCAGGCATATAAGCATCAGCAGTCTAGGCTTTTGGGGTATTTAAATAAGCCATACCCCAAGAACCTAAAACTCCTAAGCCTTTGCCTATACCATTCATTACCTAACTGTAGTTATTAGTATCTGCCATATTGATTGTAATAGTTTATTATTAAATTATGAAATACCATTTTACTATCATCTGAATTAGATTTAGTAAACTTTATATGTAACCAAGGATTTCTCATTCTATCCCCATGTAATTTATTCAAAGCAAGAGTGCTACCATCTCTAGGAATATCACCTCTCCATATTCTAAATTTAGCTTTTATATTGTGAATACCCATTCTAGCAGTTTCAATTCTTGCTTCTCCTAACTAATATTCATTCCAAGCTTTAATAGTATCAAATGTAGTAAATCTTCTAGCACTACTATTAAATTGAGTATTATCATCTACATCTTTACTAGGATTAATCCAATCAGCAGTATATTGGTAGTTAGTAAATATACTATCGTGATTAGAATCTGGAGCTACTCTATAATCCATAAAATACTCTTTATAACTTCCATAAATACTTCCATAAGTATTTAATGCGTGTAATTGATGTAACTCAGTATTATCTGAAGGTACATTAGGAAGAGGGTTAGTCCTAGCAGCAAATAAACCTGCTTCTCTAGTCTAAGTATCATTATTAAGTACCTTATTAAGTCTAGTAATAATAGGAGTATCTGTATAGCTCATAAATGAAATAAATCTACCTATCAGAGTATTAAATACTAAGCATTTATTATTCTTGATAAGATATAAATCGTGATTTACTTCATCATAAGATGCTCTATAATTGTTTCTATCTCTAGGAGTCCATAATTGATTATTAAGATTATCTTTAAACCAAGTACTAAACTCTGCTGTCATACTTAAATCCTTAACACCTTCTTGAGTAGAGAATGAATTAAATGATTTAGTATTATCATCACAGAAATAAACTCCAGAACTATTCTTATTTATACTAAACTTATTATGACAACCTATAGAGTTAGACAACATTCTATACCCATCTACCTTACCTGTATTACCCATTTGTAATGGTAATCCTGATGTCGTATTCAATGCTGCTGTCTCATTGTATTTAATAGCAGCAATACCACTATCCTAAAATGCTATAAGTACATCATTTACATTAAGTATCTTTCTAATAGTACCATATCTACCATCTAATGACATTTCATTAGTTGCTACTAAGCTAGTCCATTTGTCAATAATATCGAGATTAGTTTTACTTAAACTCCATACTACATCAGCTTCAAATCTAGTTTTACTAAGATAATCATCAAGTACATGATAATTAAAGAAGTTATTTAACTGACTATATACTTGATTAAACATTGTATTAGTAGGTCTAAGATTTATAAGGTTATTAGTACCTCTGTTTACATCACATCTACCATCTAAGTTCTTATGTGACTCAAGCATAAATGATAATACTTCAACATTACTATTAGCATCCTATTCTGTATAAGGATATACTTTCTCACAATCCCATCTTTGATAATATGTATCTCCAAAAGTATTTCTAGCACTTTCGCCACATATTATAGTATGATTCTTAGAAGGGTCATGATATTGAAACAATTTAAGAATATCTCCTGTAGCAGTAATAATAGGATGAGATTTAGTTATTTCTACAGCATCAAATGCTAAATTATCACTTACTGGAATCCATTTAAGATTAGCCATTCTATTCTAATTAGCTTTATAGTTATTAATATCATAACCATCATTCCAAGTGTTATAGTCAAATATCTTCTTAGTTAACTCTCCTATAAATAAGAATGGAGTAGCATCTAAATTCCAAGGTAATTGTTCCTATCCCCAAGTACCACCATATTGGTCTGTACTTAATACATCAAAAATATCATACTCATCAAGATTTACTTTAGTCTTAACATTAGTATCTAAGTTTTTACAAGCATAATATATATCATAAGTAATATTAGTACCATTTACTACTTCAATATATATCTTAGTATTCAATACTAAGAAAGTAGTTAATACTGAATACCAATTTATAGTAGTTATAGTTCCATTCACTGTTTGCTTGTTATTAAGTATATAATATTTATTCTAAGCAGACTGGAATAAGTAATTATGAACTTCATTAGCTATTACTTCTTCTAAAGTCTCAGTAAATGTTTTAGTAGAGTTATCAGAATAAGTAACTACTCTCTGAGTAGTCTAATCTTCAATCTATACAGGTAATATTCTAGAAGCAATAGTATTTAGTGTAGTTAAATTAGCACTAGTTAAAGCTGTGCTAGAACTATTTATATTCCAGTTATCTATACTCTATGTAATTATATTAGGTACACTGATATAATAATATTCAACAACTACATCTGCCATCTTAGATGTACCATATAAAGTAACATCTTCAAGTTGTTCAGCAGTATATAAATCTGATGGTTTTAAGATATTATCAGTATAAGGAAGAATCTATGCACAATTATTAGCATTATCCCATTTTAAAGGAATAGTAATAAATGGAGTAGTTCTAAATCTTATAGATACAGGGTCTTTAATACCACCATTAATTATAGATTGTGCATCTACAGGATAGTTATTTCTATCTACTATAAGTGGATATGCTTCTTTATTTACAGAAATAGTATTTACATTCTTATATAATGTTTTTGTATCTCCATTATAATTTATTTGCTTTAATACTACTTCTGAATCTAAGCAAGCAATAGTTTTTTCTATACCTAGTTTAAATGGTTTTACATATTTAGTAAATTGAGAGTATTTTAAACTAGCAAATAACTTTCTATTTATAACACTTCTAGGTTCTAATACATCTGCTCCTGTACCATCAGTAAGTTTATAATTAGGAAACCAGAAGCCTGCTGATTTATCTCTATGCCATAAAAGTAATCTATAAGTTCCTATGTTTTCAGTAACTTGAATAGGGTCATCAGGTATAGAACCAAATATACTTTCATCAGCTTTAAAATCTTGGTATATATCTCCATTAATCATTCCATAAAGAGTATCAGATGCTTTTTGAATATCATCTACTTTATTTCTATTTGGAATAATCATAGAACCACAGTTTAATCCATTTCCTATTGATAAATCATAAGTACCATAAGCAGCATTAACTGGTATAGTACCAATCAAATCAAATTGTAAAGCTTCTGAATTATCAGTTACATAATATGTCTCCTCTATAGTAGGAGAATTTAATGTAAGGATAGATTCATCTATACAAAACAAATTCTATTTGTCAAATGTATCTAATTCTTCTGCACTTAAATCGCTTAATTTACCTGATATAGAGAAAGCATTATAATCTTCACCAATATACCCATAAACAGTATAAGGTCTTCCTGTCTGGAATGGTAATGTAGAATCTCCTATTAATTTAGGTACATTCCATTGACCATAAATACCATGTCCTTCTCCATTAATAATATAGCCATCAGTTGTAAAGAATTTCTCTAAAACTAAACCAATACATTTAGACCTAGCTTTTCTACCATTAAGATTAGAACCATATCTACCATTATTAGTTACAGATAAATAACCTTTTAAAGCCATTGTCTTAGCAATATCATTCATACTTGCTATAGACTCTGAAGCTGCTAATGAAGCACATCCTAAAGCACTACTAGCTAATACACTTGTAATAGCTGATATACCTGCTGCTGCTGCAACTGCCATAGGAGCTGCTAATGTACCAAATGATAATGCAGAAATTACAACTGCTGCTGCTGCTAATAATGCTGCTGAGATATATAAAGCAATTTCAGAAGCACTACTACCATCTCTAGCAATAGCTTTAATCTCTTCATCTGTAGGCAACATAGCAGGAGATAAAATAATTTTACCTGCTAAATCTGTACCTACTTCAGAAGCTACAGTATTTCTCATATCAGAAGTAAGTTCATCTACTAACCAAGACCTTAACTAAGACCAAGATTGTAAAGTACCTTGCTTATCATTATCTTTATGATGTTCCCATCTAGAAGAGATTATTTTATATTTATCTCCATAAATATTAATAGGCACACATCTATCAGTATAATTAGGAGCAGTTCCTTTAATTTTATTTTCTATCCATGTTAGACTTTGTCCAGTTACTGATATTCCTAAAGCAGGACTTTCATCATCAAACTATTTTAGATGAATATCTGCTATATCATTAGGATTTACATCATTATTTGGGTTATTAGCATATTTATCTATTAATACTGCTATATTATGTATTTCTGCTAATTCATCTGGATTAGTATAATCTAGAGGGTCTATATCATCAGGGTAAGTAGGATAATCAGGTCCCGGTTTACAATTAGTAAACATATTAAGAATAAGCTTTTCAGCCTTTACCTAATCTGTTGTACCTGCATTATAATAAATGAGTTTCCATTGCTCAAAACCTGACCATAAAGAACCTGCATTAGCTGCATATATAAACATATAAGCATTGAAAAAAGTACCAATAGCAGGTTGCTTAAACCCAGGAACTTTCTTAGATATAATACCCATTAACTCTGCATTATCTTCTATTTGAGGGGGTAATGTATCATAATGTCTATGAACTAAACCTCCATTTCTAGGTCTAAACAAATATGAAGGAATAGAGAATGGTTGATTATTATATCTATCATAGTAGTTAAACATAGTAGAATTAATAACACCTTGCTCAACTACTCTACGATTAGTAATATCTGGTTCTACCATCACTAATCTATATGCTACATAATTTTTGAAATTATTTATATTAGTACTATAACTATTCAATCTAGTTATATCCATATTTATATTAGCAATATAGCAACCATCATTTGAATAGTTTACTCTAATATGTCTTGTAGTATAAGCACCAGTATAATTCTCATCTACTATATTACCATCAGAATCTATTCTCTCTTCAATATAATAGTTTCCTAAAGTATCTTTATCCCAATATACTTCAGTAGTACCTCCTTGACCATCAGGAACTATATGTTTCATATCTCCCTCTACAAAATATCTAGGAGGACAATCACAGTACTTATCACCTAACCAATATACAGGAGTCCATTCCCCTTTTTTACTCATAAACTGAATACCAAATCTATAGACTTCTCTCCACTTAAATCCTGATATTTTAATTTGAGATTCATTTATTTCTTGAGTATGTCCATAAACTCCTTCTTTTGTTATAGGAGATACATATTTATAAGTCCACCATAATAAAGGAGTACTTTGAGATGCCCCATTAATCATTTCAAAAGCAAATGCTTCCTAAATACTTACAGTATTACCCTGAGCATCTTTTAAATCATCTATAGCAACTGCTTGTCTAGTGGGATTAAATTCTTTTATATCTTGTGATACTGTAATATCTCCTAAGAATAAAGTTTCTTGCTTATAATCAAGAGTATTAGCTATTATATTCTGACCACCTACATAAAATAAATCATCAGAGTTAAAAACCATTCCTTGATTACCTAAGTCAGTAAACTTTATAACATCAGTATAATTTTTATCTTTAAGAGATATATCAGCAAGTATTCTAGTATTTACTACTCCATTTATTCCAGACCTATAACTAGCATATATTCTAAGATAATCATAACCTGTAATAGCTTCATTATAAATTCCTTGAGCAATTTCAACTGCTAAGTTAGTAATTTCAAAATCAAAACCACAAGTTATAGCTTCATCAGCTTTACCTCCTCTATCAGAAGTAGATATATAATGTAAGTCTGAATTATAAACTAAACAAGTTTCTACTCCATATCTATTATAGTAGGTAATAAAGTATTGCATTATACCTGCTTGAAAGAAACCTGCTTTATTATAGTTCTTAGTAATAGTAACTTTAGGTAAATTATTAATTACTCCTTGAAAATCAAATGAATTATTATCCCAAGGATATTTATTATCTCCAGAAGGTCTTTGTCCATTATGAATAGTATCAGTAATAGGATATGACCTACTTTCTACTATATTTATAAACCTATTAGGATTTAACCCATCTACCCAATAGACTTTCTGTACTTCTTTAGCTTCATAATACCCAATAGCTTCAATAGGATGGTCTAAACTAAAGTTCAACCTACCTCTATACAAGAGATAAATATCTAAGAAGTCATTACCATTGCTATCTTCTGTATATTGTATTCTATAAATACAATCTGGTTGTTCAGTAGATGTAGTTATTTTAGTAAACAGTACTAAATAATTATTTAAAGTACAACCACCAATAAATCTACCTAATACTGTATTATTACAGTTATTTACTAATACTGTATATTCTTTAGAACTTCTTTCATTAGTTACTTCAAACTTAGTATTATCTTGAATAGCAGTTACTCTGATATTGAAATTTTCAAATGCAAAGCCCTATGATACTTCTCCATTACCTAATTTTGAAATACCAGTATCTTGAACCATTCCTAAGTTCTGACAATTTATTTGACCAAATTCCATATTATCAATGTCTCTTTAAAAATTCTTTATTGTGCATAGAAGCAAAACCATTTCTATGCTCTCTCATTCTAGGAATAAGATTATGCCATATATTAGTAAGTGTTTCCATTTCATCTTCAGTAGGCATACTAAAATTACTTACTGCCTGTCCTATATTAAAACAATATTCTTGCTGGGCATTTTGGTAAGCATTAGCATTAATCTTACCAGTATCCATAAGAATTTCAAATCTTCTCATTTTAATATAAGATTCAACTGCTCTGATAAATTCAGCATTATCTGGTATCATAGGAAAACCATCTTCATCTATAGCAGCAGCTCTATATGATATATTTATAATACCTTCTTTAATAGAAGTAATTATTACTTTACCTTGTATTCTATATGAGGGAGTGCCAATACCTTCTGAATATCCTAAGAAATTATCAGTAGCAGATACAAATTCTTCATTACATTCTCCTATTACTTGATTAGGATATATAAAATCACAAGGAAGTAATCCTCTATTATCTTTTATCTCTACAGGAGATACCTTATTGATGAATAACTTAGGACAACCTATAATTCTCATAAGTTCAAAAGTATAATTGATAATTCTATCAATAGGAGTATCTTGTAATAAAGGATGGTCATATAAATCATCCACAATTCTATTTATTGAAACAAAACCTTCATTCATATTGTAAAAGCATCTATTTTTCCTTGTTTTAACCTTTTTAATATTGTTCTCTTTATCTCTCTATTAGCAGTAAACTGAAAGAAAGATTTATTTTCATAATCGGCATTAGCTCTATTATAAAGTATTTTTATTCCTTCTTTATGAGTGTATCTTACTACTTGTTTGTTTTTATAAGACTCCTCATCATCATACCATAATTTTAATGTAGCATCCCAGTCAATAGGATAGTTGATATTTAATTTACCATCTTTGGTATTTACATAATGTTCAAACTTTCTTAATTCTAAAGAACCCATTTCTTTAGGAAACTTAATACTGTTTCCTTTCATAAGTTCTTCTGCTAATAGATTATTTACTTTTCTTACTATCTATTGAAATTGTTGCTCTTTTAAAGGAGTTCCAATATCAAACCATTTATTCTTTTGTAGAAATAAGAAAGCCTGTCTAATACCTAATGAGTTTTTTATCCTATGTATTCTAGGTCCAGTTACTTTCTTAGTTTCAGCTATAAATTCTTCAAAACTATCTCTCATTAACTTTCAATCTATTGTTGCAATGCAGACTTAACATTATTTCTAATAAAAGCAGCTAAATTAGATAAATCATCATTTGCATTATTCTGAATGTCTGCTGGCTTAAATAAAGAACCAGTAACTACTTTAACTGCTGTATCTATAAGTGTAGATATTAATTGCTCCTCTAAAGGAAATATTCTATCATATATCTCACAATTTTCATCACATACCAATTCAGAAGCTGCTATAGAATCTTCAAAAACTCCTGCTACTCTTATTTTCTTCAAATACATAAATTGAGGATTTGAAGATTTAAAATATAATCTGCCATCTGGATGAATAGATACATAGATTATATTTTTTAGAATAGGATTACTACCTACAAACCTCATTCTCTCTTTAGATACTAGTGAGATATTAGTTCCTTCATAATAGTTAATAGGTGTTATATTTGTATTTCCTATGCCTAATAATCTAGGAATTTTTTCTACAGATTGAAGAATATTCTTGTTACTACATAAGCTGACAGACTTATTACAAGCATTTATATCTTGATTTGTCAATGTCAAATCAATAATCTGATAATTGGAATCTGAAACCTCCAGTTTAATTGTTTTATATTTTTGCTGTAATAAAGCTGCTCTTATCTCATTGACTATGAATAATATATGCTCTTCATTGATTAAAGAGTCATCAGATATATTCTTACTTAAATCCTATATTGCGAATATAATTTCCCTGTAAGTCATAATAAAAAATCTCTTGTATAAATTTGATGCAAAGGTAATACTTTTTTTCAAACTATACAAGAGATATAATAAAAAAGTTAGAATAAATAATTAACTTACTAATATAAACATTATTAACAAGAACAATTATCCTTACTATTTCCTATACCAATAGTACATACACAACATTCTAGATTATGCAATATTCTATTTACATCTTGCTAAAATTCAACTGTAATCTACTCTTGAAAATAATCAAGACAGTCTATTAGCAATACTGCAAATAAAGTTTGCATAGTCTAGGTATCATTCAAATAACCATGTTCATATAAATGTTGAAAATAGTTATTTATAGTTCCTAACTATGTTATATGTTTATCCATTTCTTTTACATTTACAAGGTTTGATATGAACATTAGTTTTAGGGGTCAATATAAGCTCTTCATAATAAGTATTGACATCATCTGAGTAATCATCATTAACATCTTGCTTATATACATTTATAGCAGATTCTAAAGCCTTTAATCTCATAAGATAATCAATAAGATGATGTGGTATATCACAGCCTTCAATCTTATGTGCTGCACAAGCTATTTTCTTATACATAGATGATTTATCTACATATACTTCCTTAAACCAAGTAGTATAAGCACAGGTAGTACATTTAGTAGTTCCTGCATACTTATCAGTTTTGACTTTAAGATAGAATATCTTGTTCTATAAACAAGAACAACCATCTAAATCTACATCAATAGTTATTCCTGTTATATTAGCATTAGCATTAAATTTAATACCTCTGTTAGTCATATCAGAAACACTTGCAGGAGTAAATTTATTAGTGTATCTAGCATCTGCCTACATAGCTATATGTAAAGCTTTATTTACTATTACATCATCACTAGCAGCAGTAGCCTAATCATCACTGAATTTACCTTTGGTTACTATAGATATAGTATCTATGAACCATCCATTAGTGCCTAGAGTTGCAGGTTTACAATCAGTTTTAATCTCTACATTTATTCTAAGCCACTTATTATTTACTATTTTAAATTCATTTATTTCTAACATAATCTTCTGAAAATTAAAAAGGGAGGTAGTTTTAATTTACCTCCCTTTAGGTTATAGACTCCTATAAGGAGTTTGATTTATGCTTCAATACTCATCAAGAAAGAGTATTAATCAAAGTTGAACCATAAGCAGTATTAATCTCACCAATGATAGCATTTACTGCTGTAAGCTCTGAACCACTAGTACCCTTTGGAACTGCAATAGTAAGAGTTTTCTCAGACTTCTGTACTGATTGATTATCACCTACATAAGCATAGTGAATATCAATAAAGTGATACTCCTTAGTAGGGTCAACCATATACTTAGTATGAATGAGATTAGGGTAGTTATTACCACGATAAATATCACCACGATTACCATGATAGAAGTATTCCATATCAGCAGTTTTCTTACCATTACCAATAGTAGTACCAAATGTAGTAGTAACATCAGTTACAGTACCATAAGCAAGCTCATCACCATTATAAGTGACAGTACCTGTACGAACACTAAACTTAACATCAGTATCTTGATTAAAACCAAGAACCCAAGGTTGCTCAATTTCAGAAATAAGAACACCATCAATAGTTACCTCATCTACATGAGCAGCATTCCAAGCACCTGCTGTATGAGCTTGATTAAATCTATAAGTCTTACCATCAGTATATTCTACTAAATCACCTATTGCATAAGCAGTAGTAGCACTGAAAGCAGCTACCTTCAAAGGTACTAAAATAGCAGTTGCAGGAGAACCATAAGAACCACTGAGAGCTACTGAAACCATTTCTTGTTTCTTAATATTAAGAGCAAGATTAGCAGCAAGAGCTTTATACAACTGAACAGCAGTCATACCAGTAATTGCATGTGCAGAACCAAACTCATGATAGAAAGTTTCATCAGATTGTGCAATAAAGTTTGAATACTCAATACGAATAGTATAATCCTCACCTGCAATAGGATTACCACTATTTACATTAGAATCCATAGCAATCTTAACTACCTTAGTCTTACGCTGCATTTTGTCTGCTTTAGTAGCAGCAGCAGAAAGAATATTGGTAAGAATATCACTACGAATAGGTTTACCATTTGCATCTTTCATCTTGAAGAATAAGCCAGTTGCACCACCAGCAGCATCAAAATCAGATGCAGAGTTTACAACATAAAGTTGTCTAACTTGATTTTCAGAAAATGTAGCCATTTTTATTCTAGTTTTAATTATTAATTTTTATTGTTTGACTCCCAACTAGCTTTAGCTAATTGAACAGCATATTGTACTAAAGTTCTATGTAGTGAAGGATGTAAAATACTAGTAGTTGGTAAATATTGTCCTTCAATGCTAAGACCAGTATTAGTAAGGTCTATTAGTATAACAGGAGACGGTTTTTTAATATATTCATAATAATATCTCTATAAAGCATTTTTATTGTTTGTTACTATATATACCTCATTGGTACTCTTATCTATTCTTAATACTTTATGGTTATTTGGTCTCTTAAATGGATTCTGAATTACTTTATTTAGTTCATCGTATTTAGTTGGTACTACATTTACTACAGTTTTATTTGTTCCGTTATTACAACATTCACTGTCTGAAATCTCTGCTTGTTCAGAGATAAGAACTAATAAGTTAGGATTTAAAGAAGTATTGTATGTTGGTGAATGGTCTTCCATTTTATAGATTGTAACTCCTTTAAACGAAGTATCAACACTAAATGGACTAGGAACAATACTTGCATTAGCTATAAGGTTTGCTAAATATCTCCTGTTTAATTCAGTATTTTCAAATCCATCACTACTATAGAGCTTTATTACAATTTCTTCCTGAGCCTTAGTTAAAAACTCACTTTTCTCATAATCATCTAGATTAGGAGCCATATTGGACATAATATTATTCCAATATAAATCAAAGTTATTTGAAAGCTCAGCAACTGTCATATATTATTTATTTTAATTTACTTTGAATTGTGAATAATAATGTTTGGTTTTTAGGCTGATTAAGGTACTGCGCAGCAACTGTAAATGTAGGCTCTTGACCATAATCACATAATGGAGAATTATCTTCTCTAAGATATAATTGATTACCTCTATAGGAGATAATACCTGCATCAATAGCTTTCTTAATAAGTACCTTAGTTTGCAACATACTATCAGTAACAGTACTCAAGAACATCTTTCTATTAGTCTGTATAAGCTCATTAATCTTAGATTTGAGCCATTCAATCTTAGTATTAGGTGCTACTGGTTTATTAGTCATATACTCAACAATGAATCTAAGAGTATCTCTATCATTCTGAATATTACCAAACTCCATATAGCATTGCTGCATAACACTCATATCTCTATTAGCAGACTTAACTTCATCTTCTTCATTTACAATGTAGAACTGATAAGTTGCTTTAGGTCTATCCTATAACTCCTGTAATGAAGGACAAATAGTATTAGAGTTAGCCAATAGAATCTTATACTTAAGATAATCACTAGGTTTACTTAAATCAAGAATATTATCATTCTTTGTTAAGACCACCTGTGATATTCCATTGCCATTACTATCATCCCAGAAGTTATCATTTTTCTTATAGATACTTAAATCAATATCTAATATAGACTCAAGGTAATTCTTTTCATCAGTAGTAAGAGGATTCTTATATAATCCAGATGAAGCTAATATAGGTAAGCTATATTTCTTTACAGCATTATTTGACATACCTCCATAAAGAACATGCTTAGGATTATCTGCATTATTACCTCTCTTTCTAGGAATAAACCTTACTATAACCTTTTCATTCCTTAAACAATTTACAAGAGGCTTAGTTGTTTTAGTAGTATTTCTTTGTTCAAGGATAGGTTCTTCTTTAATAGGATTAACTGGTACTACAGTTCCATTCTCCTCTTCTGCTGTAGTATCAACCTAAAAATCTAATTCTTCTTTCTTTGTTCTTGCCATAATATTTTATTTTAAATCTTCTCCTTTTATTAAAATAAAGAGAGGATAAGGTTTTTACCCTCTCTTTAATAATTATCAAGCTGCTAAGATATTTGGTACAAGGCTCAATGTTCTAGTTGGGTCAAGAACACAAATACCAAGAGTAGCCATCTTATGGATTACTGCTGCATCCTCATCAAAAGAAGCATAAGGATTATTAGCAGCTCCCGTAAATGGATTTCTAAATGGACCCCATTGATAACCACGATACTCTGGATGGTCTTTAACTGCACACTTAAAGATATTTGGTTGGTCCATAGTACCAATATCAAAGATGTCATAACGATAAGAGAAAGCAGGACCACCATTTGGATGCTGAATCTTGTTTCTTACTGGGTCGTCATAGTAAGGGTCAACCTTTACAGTAATACTAATACCATTAGGCATACGATACTCAGTAAACTGATAACCTGCTGCCAATGAAGTAGCATTAAGCTCAGAAGAAACCTTATTTACTACACCAAGAGAATCACCATTAAGTACAAATGTACCCCAACCATTTACTGCATTAGTAATAGCCTTATGCAACTGCCAAGCACCTCTCTCGCCTGTAAATACAATGAACTTACGCTCACTCATACCTAACTTAGCAGTACAGATGTCAAGCAAAGCATCCTCAAAAATCTTAAGAGAGAAGTTATTGCTATTATAATAGATAGTATTTGCTACCTCCATTTGCTCATAGAGACCAGCACCCATCTTAATAACATTACCTGACTTACCAATGTTCATATACTCACCATTAGCATTGCGGTTGCTTCTACCAAATGCAAGTACATTGTTCTTAGACTCTGAGAACTGGATTTCAAGCTCCATATCTACATAGTGCATCCACATATTCTCAACTCTCTTGTTGCCACCCTTATCAATTACAGGAATACCTACTGCAACTTTCTTGTTGAGCATATCTCCACCTACCTTATGCTGAATACGAATAGTAGAGAACTCATTACGCATTTTAGAGGTACTAGAGAAACGAATATCACCAACCTTTCTAGATAGGTCTGCTTCTACTGGAGCATACTCAATAGAGAATTTCTTACCTGCTGAAAGTTCCTCTGCTGGCATACCATCAGTGATACCACCCATAAGCTCTACCTTATACTTAGCATTAGAGCCTTCCGTGATAGCCTCACCTAAAATACGCAAAGGATAAATCTCATTGAGGTCTCCTACTACTACCTCACCATCTGCAAACCAATCTTCTGCAAAGACAATGTAGAAAGGTTCACCATTAACACCTGCCATACCAGATGTAATAACATTACCACTTAAATCTCTAGCTTCAAGCAATGGAATATTTCTACGATGAGAACCTATAATATCCCACTCATAATCATCACTTGTTTCAAAAGTCTTAGTAGGGAACTTAGCTAACAAAGACTCAAGAGTCTTTCCCTTATAAGACGCTAATAATTGCACCATTAACTCACTAGCCTTCTGTGGATTAGCTCTAAAAATAGAACCAAGGTGATTGGCTGTTGACATACCTTTCCACGAAGTAAAACTTGGAGTTACTTGGTATTTACCTAATTTACCTGCCATAATTTTTGAATATTAAAATTAATTATTAAATATCGAGAGTAAAACCTTTTAAGAAAGACTAGTTATCATCAGTTCCAGACATAAAATTAAGAGAACCATCTGCATTTCTAGCAGTATTAGCAAGAGTTTGTTCAAGATTTTTCATATTCTGATTAACCTCTTTCTTAACTCTTCCTTTTACAAGACCATCAAGATTCTTGAAACCATCAGTAAGTGTAAAGCAGATACCTATATACTTTAAGAAATCAATCTTATTCTCCTTTTCAAATTTTTGAATAGCAGTATAAGGTTCTTTAGTTTCAGGGTCTGTCCATACAGTCTTTACTAAATTATCAAGAACTTTCTGTCTAGTTGCTTTATCAAGCTCTAAATCACCAAAAAAGTTCTTATCTTCAAGAACTCCCTTACGAAGATTAGTAGCTTGATTTTTCATGCTCTCTTGATAAGCATTTTCTTCATTTCTTGCATCTTCCCTTACCTTATTATATTGGGAAGTTACATTAGCTTTGATACTTTCTAATGCTTCCTTAGCATCTTCAATATCAGTACCATCAGCAACAGCTCTATCAGCAGCTTTTTCAGCTTTTTCCTGTGAAAAACCTTTATTAAGATAGTCTTGTTTAATAAGATTTCTACGAAGATTCTCAGATTGTGGATTTTCTGCTTTAATCATTTCAACAGTAATTGAATTAAGCTGAGATAAAGCATTTTCGTAGTTCTTAATTACGTTAGGCTCTACACCATTGCTAAGAGCTTCATCAATCCTCTTTTGTCTTTCATCAAATTTAGATTGAACTTGTCTTTCTAAGTCTTTAGTGACCATATCAAAAAGTCCTTCCATAGAAGAAATTTTATCAAGTTCACTATCTTCAAGGTCAATGATACCCCCTTCCTTCAGAGATTTGGCGAATGAAGAAAGAACATTTGGAGAAGATTTCCCTACTTCAGAAGAGGGTTTATCATTTTCCTTATTATTATTTTCTTCACTACCTACGCTCTCTGGAGTTGCATCAAATAGATTATTTAAATCTACTTCTTGTTTCTCCTCAGTAGTTTCTTTTTTATTATTTTCCTGAGTTTCAGTATTTTGCTCAGATGGCTACTGACTACCATCTTCAGAAAACAGATTAAATACCTGTTCTTCTGTTAAGATTTCATTTTCTCCAAATTCCATTTTAATCTTCTCCTATTAAAATTTGTGCAAAGGTACAACTTTATTATAAACTTGCAAAGCCTATAACTTAAATTGTTATACTAACATTAATAAATTACTAAATTTACATTAGAAATGTAACTCAATACAAGTATTAGTAAGTAGATGCCCTAAGCTATTAGTAAATGCTAAAAAGTCATTAGTATCTAATTCAAATGTATCTTCTATAGTTAACCAACTATTTTTTAAGGAACAAGTAGGGTCTGCAATATCTTTCTCTAATTGATTACAATGTACTACTCTATAAGTCTCAGCAGAGTATTGAGTTCCTGGGTCTCCATTATCTAGTTTAATACCCCCTTTTTGAATTATATTCTATTGGTCACATATAGTAGTATATTGAGAACTAGATAAAGGATTAGCTTTAACTAAACCTAACCAATCTATTTTTTTACAATAAGCAAATATCTTTAATTCACACTATACAGATTTACTCTTATCAGCTTCATTCTAATTATATTTAGCATTAAGCATAATATAAAATTGTTCAATCTCATCTTCTCTATAACTAATAATATTACTATTTTTATCTTTAATGACTAATGCTCTAGTATTATTAGGATTAACATCAGTATGTTTTAAATAAGATACCCAAGAAGTATCTATTTTATCTATTGTTATAGTATGACCTACGTTATCTCCTGTAAGCTAAATATCATTACCTTCAAGGAAATTAAAAGTTTTATCGGAAGAGTCATTGGCAGTAAATTGAGTTACAGTAGTTCCTTTACATTTTAAATCTAAATGACCGTCATTAACTGTTCCACCGCCACCTATATTATAGAATGTAAAAGTAAGAGTAGGATTTTCATCAGTACCTGTTTTAGTTACTACACATCTAGTAGCTCCTGCATCAGTAGTTACTACAGCTAAAGCAGTAATATTAGGAGTAGCACCAGTAATACCCTATATACCATTCTATCCTTCTGCTAATATTCCTGTATCAACTCCATTAATAAACCAATGCTTTGTAACACTATCTATAGTAGGAGTAATACCATCATATATAGTAGCTTTCAAGACACTATCTACATATACTTTATGTTGACCTACTGTGCTATTATCAACAGTAATTACAGGTTCTGGACCCTATGCTCCATCATTACCTACAATTTTACCACAACTATGGAATGTATATGTGTAAGGACTAGTAGATGTATCTTTACTATCACAATACATTAAATGACCATAGTTAGTTCCTACTGTATAGTCAATATAACAATGACCTACCTCAGTACATTGAGCTAAACTAGGCTGTATTACTACATTAATACCATTAGTACCATTAGTACCATCCTCTCCATCTTCACCTGCTGGTCCTTGAAAACTACCATAATCTATGAAAACTTTAGTAGGAGTATTTTGTACTAATACTTGTAAATGATTATTAGAATCAAAGTAAGCATCATTTATATTAGTACAATGTGCAGCATCTTCTTGCCAAGTTAATGCTACACCATCCCTACCTGCTGGACCAGTAGCTCCAGTATCTCCCTTAACAGTACCTAAAGTCTTCCAAGTACATCCATTATCACTAGACTAATAGAGTACTCCGTTTTCTATTTTAAATAAACAATTACACATCTTTATCAGGATTTATAGTTTCTATTGTAGTATCACCTTTAGTATATTTAATATCTATACCTCTAATAATACATTCATAAGCTGCAAATAAAGTAGGAAATGCAATTAATTCTCCTACAGCCTGTAATATACTAGGGTCAATTTGTCCTTTTGGAGGAAGAAAAAATGATGTTATAATTAATCCTATAGAAGTAACAAAACATATCCAAAAGGTTAATTTCCAGTGAAAAGGAGAACTTTTAAATATATCTTTAAGCTTTTTCATTGTTAGTTTAATTTTTGTGCAAAGGTACTACTATTTACTTAATATACAAAAGGCTTAAATAAATCATTTATATTTAATAAGTAATTTAGTAATAATATAAAAAGGTAGTAGAACTTATCTACTACCTTTAATATCTATGTAGAATAAATTATGCTACTGTCCAAGAACCCCAAGTACCATTAGTACAAGTTCTAGAAGCAGTTTTAATAGAGGTACCACTGATAAACTTTATTGACTGAGTACCATTATTATCAGATGTAATAGTGTGAGTTAAAGTAGCATAGCTATAACTAGAACCTTCTACTATCTTTACAGGTCTAATAATTGAACCTGCTTCTCCTTTAACTGAAATATCACATTCATCCTTACCATCTCTTATACTAGTAAATGTTGAAGGACTAGTATAAGTACAAGTAGGAAATTTTACAGTAACCTTAAAGTTCCTAGTAGCATCATATTGACCTTCTGTAATACTATCAACAGAATATGAGTATGTTTTCATAGTATTTACTTCTACTATGATTGCTTCATCTACAGGAGATACATCTACTTTGTCATTATTAAGAATAGTTACCCAATTACCATTCTCAAATTCTTTTACTGTTTTTACTTTCTTAGTTGCTTCATCAACATCTACCCATAACATATTCTTATTAGTAGGAGGATTAGCTGATTCAAGCATCAATTTATAAAATTCAAACCTTTCCATATTATATTGTGTTAAATTGTTATCAAATAAATACCCCTAGTTAATTACTAGGGGTATAAACAGGGATTAGCAACCCTTGCCCTTACCCTTACCTTTCTTCTTACCGCAAGCCATAATTAAAAGTTTTAAAAAGTTAAACATTAAAAAATTTCTGTTCTGTTAATGATAATAGACATTTAGCTGTCCATTCTACTAATGGTTCATCAGAACTAGAATCAAAATAAGCACCTTCATCAAAGATAGCATGTACTACTTCGTGTAATAAAGTAAGGTCTAAAGTTCTTTTATCAAACTTATTACCTTCTCTATCTATAGTAGCTACTCTAATTTTTTTAGTTACAGTATCACTATCTCCAAAGATAAATGTATCATCTCCTTTTGGTTCTATCTTATCTACATAAGATATACTCCATTTAGTTCCAAAAATGTCTAATTCCTAGTTCATTACTCTTCTTTCACAAACATATTACAGATTTCAATAGCAGCAGTACCTGCAACAATAATAGCAGAATTAACTAAAGCAGAAGTTGATGCTTCACAACAAAATGTTACAATAGCAGTAGCAATAGCTTCTACACCACCAATGATACCTGTTACCAATTTAAAAGTTTTCTTACTCATAATTTTTATATTTAAAATTCACACTGCAAAGATAATACTTTATTTTTACATACACAATAGAATTACTAAATTATTTATAGTTCATTCTATTAATTGATAATTAAGTAGTTATAGTTTAAATATTACTGAAAATAGTAAATTTAGAGCTATAACTACTTACAATTATCTACTTAGAACTCCTTATTATTGTTCCTAATTAGGTTCAATAGGAGGATTTGGGTCATCAATTTCAGTATAGTTATCTATAGAGTCCTATACCATTACTCCATTGATTAAAATTTTATCTAATACTATCTCATTACCCATTATTTGCTAGGTAATAATACAATAAAATACTTTGCCCTCATCAGCTATCCAATGCTGAGGAAATTGAGGGTCTTGAGTTTTTCCTACTACTTCCATGTCGTTTTTTATATTTAAGTTTATAATTATTAATTAATAAAGTTATTATACTCAGTTAAAATCTAATCAGCAAGAATTTTGCAATTTTCTACATAAGTATTATATGTATTAAAATCTTCTTGCTTAGTATCTTTCTATCTAAGAATAGCTAATTCATCAGATATAGTATACTCATTTCTCACTAAAGCTTCTATAATTAAAGCTCTATTAATTTCAGTAACTATAATATATTCATATTCATAATATGTTATAGTCTCTTCTTCTTCCTCTCTTTGTTTTTCAACTATATTATAGTTAATACACCAATTAGAAGAATCCCATTTAATAAATTTTTCTGGGTAAGTAGTACTTTCAGAATATTTTTTCATTATAATAAATATTTAATTTGTTTTTTAATCTAAGAGAATTACAGTATTTTAACCATCCAAAATATGAACCTATTTTATTATGTCTAGTTTTAGTAGTTTTATAATATCTAGATTGATTTACTACTTTCATACATAATCTATGTTTAGTAGTTTTTCTTAATCTAGTATGAGAATGTCTAAATACATATCCTAAGAAATCTATACCTCTAATATCTATATTAAAGATTTGCCAATTATGTTTTATTTCTAGTTTTAAATTAGTTGTAAGGTACTCTTGTATCTTTTTAAATATTTCTCTAAGTTCTTCTTTTGATTTGCCTAGAATAACAATATCATCACAATACCTATAATAAAACTTTACTCTTAAATCTTCTTTTAACCAATGGTCAAAGTAAGTAAGATATAAATTAGCAAAAAACTGACTTAGATAATTACCAATAGGAACTCCTGTAGTAGAATCAATAATCTCATCTAATAACATTAAGAGTCTATCATCTTTGATTTTCTTTCTAATAATAGTTTTAAGAATTTCATGGTCTATAGAAGGATAATAATGTCTAATATCTAACTTTAGACAATAGATAGTTTCTTCTGGATACTTTTTTAAATCATACTTAATATCATTTACTGCTTTATGAATCCCTCTTCCTTTGATACAAGAATAAGTATTTTTTACAAAGGTATTAATCCATATAGGTTCCATTATATTCATAATAGCATGATGTACTATTCTATCAGGAAAATAGGGCAATCTAAATATTAATCTTTCTTTAGGCTCGTATATTGTAAAGGTAGTATATTTAGAAGTATGGTACTTACAAGACTGAAGCCAATTACTCAGTCTTGTAAGATTACCCATATAATGTCTATCAAAAACTTGTACTCCATAGTTTTTGCTTTTATTTTTTCTAGCTTTTCTATCTGCTAGAATTAGATTTGGTAAAGAATATATTTTATCGTACAGTAAATCTTTTCTTTTCATATTTATTATCTGTCTTTAGCCGAGCTTTCATCTTTGTTACTAACACAGCTTTAGTTACCAAATATTTTTTACCAAGAGGTAAGGTCTCCATTCGTTCATAAATACTATTCTTTACATTAACTTAAATCCTTTTTTCATACATAATCAAGACAAATAACTGAGAACTGATATTAGCATTGGTATTACTAGGTGTATTATTCGAATTAAAGTAACTAAAACCTGCATTAGCACTATTATTAGCGTTGCTACCTAAGTTAAGACTAATATCTGAATGGACAACCCTCTATATTAATTTCTTAATATATACAATTAATTAATTTCTACTATCTTATTTTCTTTACAGTATGATAACCGAGAACCGAGAGTAGCATAGGTAAAACTAGGCTCATGATTCGAATAAAAGCAACCAAAACCCGCACCAGCACCCTTACCAGCGCAGCCACCCAAGTAAAGACCATAGAT